TCTGATTGCTTGGTTAGTATCTATTTCTGATTTTAATTGGTTAACAATTACCTGTCTAACTGCTTTTCTACCAAATGTGCCAGAACCATCTGCTTTGTTAGTAGATTTAGTTACCCATCTGTCTGGATAGTAACCTGCTACTGATTCATTTGAATATCTCACGTTACCTAAGCCAGTTGCGCCTGAACTTGGATAAGTGGTAGTTGTAATGTAATCGTTTCTGTATTCTTTTACATTGTATCCAGATCTTCTTGTGTTGAATAACAAGATCGATTGCGGATATAATACTGGATCTGGAGCATCAGGATCGATATGATCATCACTTAATAAATCTTTAATTGATGAAGCAGTACCTGCACCTGTGTTTCCGTCTGCATTTTTTTCTACTCTGGTCTGCCATCTAGCATCAGCAAACACAATACCGTCTTCTGTGGTTTGGTCTGTCTTATCAACCAATTCCCAAGCGGCACCAGTTGTTGTAACTGTGGTACCATTTGAGGTGTTAGTTGAACTTAATGTAGCAGATGTGTTGTATCTGTAAAGTTTTGGATAGTTTTCTAAATCAGAAGTATCAATCCATAAGTCATTATTTGCCAATGGAGTGCCATCTGATTGTGTTGTAGGTTCAGTTGCCGCAAATTGTGGACCATTAGGGTCGGTGCTCGCATAAACCTGTAAGTAACCTTTCCAAGTGGTTCCGTTGTGAACCATGATATCAGCATCTAAATTGGTGTTGTACCAAAGTTTGCCGTTGCTCGGTTCGTTAGTTGGAGCACTTGATGAAGCAGTGTATGATAAACGTTTCCAGTTGGTTGCAACGATAGTTGCTGGAAGAGCAGTTGAGTCTTCTGTAGCACCTGCTGGAACATCATACAAGTTATCAATTAATGTAGAACTGTTCGCTGTGTAAGTTCCATATGAATGAGCAGTTGCGGCTGAGAAACCAGCATCTGCTAATGGAGTTCCTGACACATCATACATTCTAAATTCACCACCTAATTTGTGTTTGATTTGGATAGCACCTGCGTATTGACCAGTTGTAATTACCGATGCTTCTAAGTTTGTAAATCCTGCACTTGCGAATGCTGTAACAAAGTCGTCAGCATCACCTAGTGTTGATCCATCTCCGGAAATCATAGTTACTGTTTTAGCAGTGTCTAATGCCGCTTGTCCTTTTAATGACTCAGCACATTTGAAAGTTTCGCCTGCTGTAAAACTAGGATTTGCATTTTTAGATTGAATAATTGTTTGACCACCTTCATATCTAAAGATTTGGAAATCACCAACTGGTAGAGTAGTATCTGTGTCATTCACAGCAGTCTGCTCTGTCACGTTGTATTGAGCATAAAGAGTACCTGCTGATATGCCTGTGCCTCCTGTGCTTGGATCTAAGTTGTAAATTGCTGTATGGTTGTTCGCATACAAAGGAGAATCTACATTTGAGAAACTCGCTGAACTTGAACTGTATAATTTAACAACAAGGTTTGCTCCTGAGTTTGGACTTGTTGTTTTAAACCATACTGAACCATTTGGCACATCATCTTCAGATGATTTCCAAGTTGGTCTGTTTGAATGTTTGTTTTGGTAGAACTGTACACCTTTGTAAGTGCCAGCAGTTAAACCAGCCACTGTCAAGATTGTACCTGTTCCGTTTTCAAGATCAATTGTGTTAGCACCACCTACTGAATCTCCGTAGTTTGTACCGTTGTGATAAATTTCCATTTTACCTGTCACAGAATCAACTGCGGCAGTTACACCAGGAATATTTCTATTGTTAATTGAAGTTGCTAATTGAGCAAAAGTTGTGCCTGATAAAGTCACTGTGTAACCATTGATAACAATAGTATGACCATTTACAAGTGTACCGGATGTCGCAGTACCTTCAATAGTTGGATGACTGATGTGCCAAGCAGTTGAACCTACCTGTACCCAGGCATTTCCATCATTTTTGTAGTAGATTGGATTGGTAACTGCTGTGGTATTAATTGCATAATCACCTTTTGAACCGTAACTAGTTTTTGGTGCACCAGTAGATACATTACCTACTAGGTCATTCGCTGAAGTTATCAGTTTAGGTGTAATTGTTGTAAATGCTTGATTAGTTTTTGACCACTCAAAAATTCCATACACAGAACTAGCCAAGTCAAACCAGTATGTGCCATTTGTTGGATTTTCAGTTGGTGCTGATGTTGAACCAATTAAGTCTGACATATCTACATTGGCTCTTAGAACGTATGCTTTGTTTGCAATACCTAGGAAAGAATAAGCCGCTTGTAGACCGTACTCATTTAATTCATAACCATTTAATGATCCACCTGACGCATCAGTATAAAATTTTGGATCTCCAAATGTTTCTGTTAATTCTCTTTGTGATGAGATCAAATATGCTGTGTTAGCATTAGCAGTAGTTGTTCCTGCCGCAGTGCCATCTCCTGCACCGTTTAATTTGTTTTGACCTGATGCTACTATTATTAGTGGCGTAGTACCCGCATCTGACGGTACATAGAAACTTTCATCTATTACTGAAACGTTTACGCCTGGACTTGTTAATGTTGCCATATGTTTTTCTCTCCTTGCAAGGTTCTTATTGCTATTTATAGCGAATAAGGTAAAACGGACTTAAACTGTGCTAAAACTTGGTGCCTATATAGGGCACGTAAATACGCACAGTATGAAAAGACCCTTATGTAAAAGTTGTCGTGAAAAGCCCAGGGCATATGCCTATAGGAAAGACAAGAAAATCTATTGGCGTAGTGAATGTGACACCTGCATTAGGAAACGCAAAAAACTAAAAACAGGCTATGCACCCAAGTGGTTTCAAGCAGGATACCGTAAAAAATCACGTTGTGAGTTGTGTGGGTTTCGGTCAAGTACTCCCGTACAAATGGATGTGTATCACGTGGATGGCAATAGAGATAACGTGTCTACCTACAATTTAAAGACTATCTGTGCTAATTGTCAAAGGTTGAAAAGTACTCAGAATCTTGGGTGGTCTTTGGGTGATTTGGAAGTAGATAATTAACCATATCAAATATCTGTCCGTTTAACGATTCTATAGTGTGTGTATTTTCAATAATGTAATCATAATCTGTGCCAATCCAATCCCATTCAGATCGATGAGCACCCGAAGCAATAACCTGCTCTTTGTTGGGCAAAGTATTTCTTTTAACCAGCACAATTTTGCCACCTTGTTGTCTAATCTGTTTGATTTCATTCACAAATCTTGTGTCAGATATTACTGTGTTTTGTCCTCGATATCTTGCCATACAAGAATCTACCCAAATTGAATCTAAAAAGTTGCCTCGGCAAACTTCTGTACCAAAGTATTGTAACACCCAACGTGGTGTTACTTCTTTGTCAAACTTTTCTGACCAAAATGCGTCTGGCTGTTCTCTCCATGCTCTAGATTCTTTGGTGTTGCCTTCTAATAATTCTCGATCCCAACCAAATATACTGCTCACAGCATCTTTTAAAGATTGTGCAAAAGAATCTCGACGAAATCCGTGATGAGAAACCAATCGTTCAGCCACAGTATCTTTGCCTGAACCTATTAAACCAACTAAACCTATCAGCATTCGAACAGTTTAGCAGGATTTTATTCTTTTTTCAAGTTCTATTTTTGTTTCTCTGATGGTTTTAAGTATTAGATCTTTGATACTTTTAGATTCAGCAATTTTTGCCATATTTTCTAAGCCAATTACCATTTCTTCTAATTCTTGGAATGAGAGTTGAGATATCTTTTTAAATTCTTGAGCCATAATGTCTGCCTGTACAGTTGTTTCTTTTATTTAATATGGAAGTAAAAAGAATTAACCGATAACAAAACTATATGGTGTTCCACCATCCACATAATTGTTAATTTCTAGATCAAGTTTTTCCATTTCAGCAAAGCCTTGCTGTTTTAATTGATCACCATTTAGTGTGGTACCACCTTGTGGTCCTGCAATGGTATTGAATTTGCCTCTGGCTTCACCTAGCATGGTTTTACACACAGCAAGTGTGTAGTCTCTAATCCATGGTTTAGAATAGATATCTTTTAATAGAGTCATGTCTGGTCTGTAGTTGTCTGTGTGCATCAAAACAGTTTCATTATCGGCTCTAGGTCTTTGAGTGATAGTTAATGTTTTGGTAGCGTTGTCATAATGACATTGAATAAATGAACCAAACATTTTCCCTACTAATTCTTGATAAGATGCAAAAGCATAGTAAGTGGCTAATCCACCTGTTGCACCTGCTCTTAACAGATAGGTATTGGTGTAGGCAAGGTTAAATGGTTCAAATAGTGTACCACCTTCTCCGCCTTCAGTTCTTGAGCCCACTGTTCTACGCATTATCTCTCTAACATTAATAATTTCGTCAGGTAGAATATACTTGTTTTGGTCTTTGTTAAGAGTTAAAAATGCATAGGATTCTTCCACAGCATTAGATGATCTTTGCCGAAATCTATTAATGGCTCTTTCTAGTGCAGTTTCGTAGTGTTTTGGGTCTAATTCAACCTCAATCATACCTTCACCTAGATTGTTTTTTACGTAATCAAATACTTCTTGTTGCATGGTTTGTAATTCTGACATACACATATTTACCGTTAGACTCATATCAATAAATATGTGTAAGATGCCAAGATTATCAATTTACAAGCCAGAAAAAGGCAATGATTACAAGTTCTTTGACCGTAATATCAAAGAGATGTTTACTGTGGGTGGTACTGATTTGCACCTACACAAATACCTAGGACCGTATAGACAGGGCGATTCGGGCAAAGATGGTCCATCATCTCCCACACAGCCAAACTATGCTCCTAGTGAAATTAACGACAGAACCATACAAGATTTACTATTCTTAGAGAACAGAGACCGTCAATATTCTCAAGACATTTACACTATTCGAGGCATTTACAACGTACAAGACATAGATTTTAATCTGTCGCAATTTGGTATGTTCCTACAAAATGACACAATATTCTTAACTGTGCATCTAAATGATGTGGTGGAAAGAATTGGTAGAAAACCTATGTCAGGAGATGTGATAGAATTCCCTCATATGAAAGAGGACTATTCATTGGATGCTTCTATTCCAATTGCACTAAAAAGATATTATGTGATTGAAGATGTTAACCGAGCGGCAGAAGGATTTTCACAAACATGGTGGCCACATCTTTTAAGATTAAAATTAAAAACTCTAGTAGATTCACAAGAATTCAGAGACATTATTGGTGATGCAGACACAGCAGGCTCGTTGGCAAGTTATATGTCCACTTATAACAAAGAAAAAGAAATTAACGATCAAATTGTGGCACAGGCAGAAGCAGATGCTCCTAAAGCAGGATTCAATTACAAACAATACTATGTGGCACCAATTGATGAAAGAGGCAATATTAGATTGGAAGGCGCAAATTCTTCCGAATCAGTTTCATCAGATCAACCAATCAATGCTGTGTTAGACACACCAGCCACATCACACTATGGATTCTACATAGACGGTGACGGCATTCCACCGAACGGTTATCCAGCAGGATTTGGTACATCGTTTCCTACTTCAAATATAAACAAAGGCGATTACTGGTTACGAACCGATTTCTTACCAAATAGATTGTTTCGTTATGACGGATTAAGATGGATCAAAGTGGAAGACTCTGTGAGACTTACCACAACCAACACAGATTCTAGAGCTAACTATAAAACAGGATTTATTAACAATGCTTCTTCAACCACAATTAATGGTTTAACTGTGGAGCAGAGACAAGCACTAACAGATGCTCTAAAACCCAAGGCTGACAATTAATGCTACATTTTTACGAAGGTCAAATACGAAAATTTCTAACTCAATTTATCAGAGTATTGAGTAATTTTTCTGTAGAAACAGGCAAAGGATCAGATGGTCAGATTAAATTAAGACCAGTACCTGTGGTGTATGGAGATATGACTCGACAGGTAGCAAATATCATAAGAAACAATTCTGAAAATGCTCTACAGTATGCTCCTCGAATTGCCGCATATGTGACTGCACTAGATTATGACAGAGAGCGAATGCAAAATCCTTTTCATATTGAAAAGCAACACCTAAAAGAAAGAGAATATAATTCAACCACAGGCGAATACACAGACAGATTGGGTGCTGGATACACAGTAGAAAAAGTTATGCCATCTCCATTCCGTTTGAACGTAGCCGCAGATATTTTTACTACCAATACTGATCAAAAATTACAGATAATGGAACAGATCCTGTATCTGTTCAATCCAGATTTTGAAATACAGAAGTCTGACAACTACATTGACTGGACCTCTTTAAGTTATATTGAGTTAACAGACATTACATTTTCATCAAGGACTATTCCAGTAGGTGCAGACACAGAAGTTGATGTAGCATCTCTAAGATTTTCAATGCCTATATGGTTGTCTCCACCAGTTAAAATATCTAAACTGGGTGTGATACAAAAGATTATTATGAGTATCTATGACGACGATGGTGGTATAACCAAAGGTCTTATTGATGGTTCTCTAATGACTAGAAGTTATATTTCTCCAAACAATTTTGGATTATTACTAACAGGCAACCAATTGAGATTGTTAGGTACCACAGGTATTAATGTATCTTCAGGTGGCGACGGATTCTACACAGGAGCCAAAGAAAACTCAAACTATGATCCTTTTGAAGCATTTGGTCCACCAGTAAACTGGAACACATTAATTAATCAATATGGACCAATTGTGAATGGCACTTCACAGATTAAACTGCAACAGGAAAACGGTAACGAGATTGTGGGCACAATATCTACCACTCCGTTGGATGAAACTATTCTGTTGTTTAACATAGATTCAGATACCATACCAGCCAACACACTGACTGCTGTGTCAAAAATTATCAATCCATTAACATTCAATCCAGGCACACCAGCCAATGGTACCAGATATCTAATCACAGATGCTATTGGTGATTCTACCAATACATTTGACGCAGATGCTTGGGGTAATTTAAGAGCAGGTATTAATGATATTATTCAATACAATTCCTCAACTAGTAAATGGGGAGTGGTATTTGATGCTTCAGATCCAGATTCTACACAACACTACATAACTAATTCCAATACCGGTATACAATATCGTTGGAACGGCACAACTTGGCAAAAATCATATGAAGGTATCTACGCACAAGGTAGATGGACATTAATTTTACCAGGTGGATCTTCACAATACAACGCAGGACCAGATACAGGACAGTCAGGTTCTGGTACTAACGTAACTTACTAATAATAACTAATTGTATGGATCAAAATATTATTTGTTCTGGAGCATTATTCTATGCTACCAGCACTAAAAGATTTTTATTTTTACAGAGAAACGATGCTAAAACTCGAGGACAATGGGGATTGGTGGGCGGTCGAGCTCGTTTTACTGAGTCAGCATTTGAAGGACTAAAGAGAGAAATTCAAGAAGAAGTGGGAGCGACACCTGCTTTTAAAAAAACTATACCATTAGAATTATTCACGTCCAACGATCAAAAGTTTTTCTTTCACACCTATGTGATTGCAATTGAATCAGAATTCCTACCCAAACTGAATGGAGAACATTCTGGCTACTGCTGGTGTGCGTTTGAATGTTGGCCAAAAAATCTTCACGCTGGCCTAAGAAATACTCTTAATAATAAAGCGATTAAAGGCAAGTTACAGACTATATTAGATCTTATTGTGTAATGGAACATCTGGTTGAAATTAGAGAAGGCCTATATTGGCCTAAAGATGATGTAAGATGCTGGCGTTGTTTTCAAAGACAATACAATTTGCCACAATCCATTTTAAAATACGTAACAAACAAAAGAGTCTGTGTACAAGCAGGTGGCAATACCGGTGTGTATGTGCGTCAGTTTGCAGATGTGTTTGAAACAGTCTATACATTTGAGCCAGAACCGGTAAACTTTTTCTGTTTAGAATTAAACTGTAAAGACTACACAAATATTAAAACCATACAGTCTTGTGTGGGCAATCACGATCAATCTCCAGTAGCACTAGAGCGATATGACACGCAAAAAGATCCTAACACAGGTAAGTTTAGAATCGGTGGTACAGGAGAAATTCCTGTAATAGCACTAGATAGTTTAGAATTGAATAATTGTGATCTAATTCAGTTTGATATAGAAGGCAGTGAGTATGATACTCTACAAGGAGCCATTCGAACTATAAAAAAATATCGTCCTGTGATCTGTTTAGAATGGTTTGAAAATCAAGAAAAATTATTATCTATAGTTAATTCTTTAGGATATAAAGAAGTTGCGGATTTAAAAAGTGATAGAATTTTTGTTTATGAATAATTAATTCTTATCCAAGGATACCAAAAAGCAGTAACTAAATTAAACGTACCGTATACAATCTTCCAATCACACTCCATCCATTCACACTCGTAGTCGTACTCTTGGAAGTTGCCAGCATTAGGGTAATAATTTAGATGCCACGTTGTCATAGTACTATTTAATTAATAATGACATAACAATTGCCATTGCCGCATAAGGCA